ATAGTAAGGGCATCATCAGTTTTACGGCCGTGGACGGGTGGAACTCGGTAGTAAAGAGTATGCTTACGGGAGCAAAGACAGTGGAATCGGCAAAAGCCGACCTTTTGGATGGGGAAGAGGTTCCATTGGTCCAACAGCCATTACGGAAAGCTAGTTCAGTCGTATATTTCCATACGGAGGCCAATCCGTTCGGCGGTTGGTCGGCCATGAAGACTCAACTGGAGGGAGAGAAGAGGGAAACGATCCTTTGCAGGGCGTATGGAGTCCCTGTTCGCCAATCTAGGGCAGTATTTCCATCTCTTTCGGACAAAAACTTCTGCCAGCCGGAAAAACTCCCAGATTTTACGGATGCGAATTGGGTATTATCGATTGATCCGGCGGGAGCGAAACCCTGGGTGATGGTTTTATTTGCAATCGATCCGCATGGAGTCGCCTGGGCGGTCAAGGAGTTTCCTGATTTCGATACTTGGGGTGGATGGATTGACCCGACCAAGGACAAGCTGAGTGCCGGCGAGGCGGCTCAACCGAATGGTTATGGATTAAAGGATTATGCGGATGAGATCCGGCGGATGGAATCGATCTGCGGGGATAATATGGTCACTCGGATAATCGACCCTCGTTTGGGAGCGGCTAGTTATCAGAAGTCGGAGGGCAGTTCCAACATTATCGATGATTTATCGGATGAGGATATTATTGTTGAGCCGGCGGAGGCGTTGGATATCGAGACGGGCATCCAGGCGATTAATAATCTGCTTGCATGGGATCGGAGTAAACCGATGGATTTGGATAACAAGCCCAGGCTGATGTTTTCGGATGAGTGTCAGAATCTGATTAGTTGCATGCAATCCTATCAGCCTGGAGGTTCGTTGAAAGCACCTGAAAAAGACTTCGTCGACTGTGTCAGGTACTTCGCCGTGGGCAATTTTGAATACTTCGATGAGGAGGAATTAATCGCAACAGGAGGAGGGAGTTATTGATGGGAAAGAAAAATAAGGTAATACCTGTTGGCATTCGCCAGCAGATTGTTTTGGCGAGGAACTCGGGCATGAGTTGGCCGAAGGTGGCGGAATTGGCGGGATGTGCGAGATCGACTGTCCAGCGGATTTACAAGCAGGAGAGCAAGCCGGTGATCCCACTTGAGGAGGTAAAGAAGACAGTGGAGATTGAGGAAGCGAGGGTCTTGAAGATGGTCCCGAATGTGCGGATGATGCTTATATACTTTGAGCACAAGGAGGGGATCGGAAGGTGCATTAAGCGGCCAAGCGACAACCATCCGCCTAAGAGCATGGTGCTGGTGAGAAAAGTCGAGGGGGAGGATGATCTGTATCGCAAAGCATGAGACTGAGGATCAGATGCAGAGGAGGATCGATCTGATGCTTCGAGAGATGGTTGTGGAGGAGGCATTGGATGCGATGGAAGAAGAGCGGGAACCTGGTAATTTCACGCTCGAGGAAATAGCGGATTTCATCGGTGTATCGTTCAAGACAGTTGCCCGAATTGAGGCCAAAGCCCTGACAAATTTACGAAATAAAATGGTAGAATCCTAAAGGAGAATAATATGGAGAACGAAGTACAGATTTTTGAAGACAAGCCCGATGTGGATGAACTGAAGTTTGAGTTTGAGCGGGCAAAAGCGAATTTATCGACATGGATGGACCGGGCAGAAGATGCTCGGGAGGTTCGTTACAATGAGTGGGCAGGCAAGACGGGTGACGGCAAGAAGAGTGGACCTGAAGCATTTCCATTCGATGGAGCCTCCGACCTTGATCCAAATGTTATTAATCCATTAATCGATGGCGATGTGGCAACCCTGACACAGGCTTTGACTAAGGCTAACCTGGTGGCGGCTCCCGTGGAGAGTGGTGATGTGGCATCGGCCAAGCTTGTTACTGAGTTTCTTCGCTGGCGGATGGGTACGATGGATGAACTGATGAGGGAGTCATCGATTGGAGCAAATTATTTATTACAGAACGGGGTAACCTTTTTCGGTACATATTGGAAGCAGGAGAAGGCGAGAAAGTTTGAACCGATCAGCCTCGAGCAGATTGCCCAGCAGTCGCCTGAACTGGCAATGGCGATAGAAGATCCCGAGATGAAGGAGGGAGTCGAGGAAATGTTTTATCCCCTCTTTCCAAAGCTCAAAAAGCGTAGGGTCAAGAAGATGCTTAATGAGTTACGGAAGAATGGTGAGACCGAAATTCCGACCGAAAAAGTGGTCGTAAATCGTCCGGCGGTCAAGGCATATGAGTTGGGCAGGGAACTGATCGTGGACAGTAATGTTATCGATTTGGAATCTGCCAGGAGCATTCACTGCATTCATTATTATTCCCCTGAAGCGTTGAAGCAGAAGGTAAACGAGGGATGGGATGAAGCTTGGATTGATGAAGCGATTGAGAAGGCAAAAGACTTTTACGAGGAGAGATACAGCGACTCGGCCATGCATTATGATTATGGCACAAGCTACGGCAATCAGCACTATGAGGGGCTTATTCGGGTAGTTACCACCTATCGCAAGGAACTGGATGAGGATGATGTTCCTGTGGTTACCAAGACCTGCTGGACGGATGAAATGGATGAAGCGGGATTCCATCAGCCGGTTGGGTATGATGAGGGCAGATATCCTTTCGTATGTATCACGCGAGAGCATTTAAACCATCGTTTATTGGACTCTCGCGGATACCCTGAACTTTTAAAGAGTTATCAGATAGCGGCTAAAACAGAGATGGATGCAAGACGGGATGCCGCATCGATGACAACGATGCCTCCATTTCTTTACAGCCTGGGTCGCCGTCCTGAAAGGATCGGACCAGGAGCACAGATTCCTGTCCGCCGTAGGGATGAAGTCGGATGGATGGAAACTCCAAAATATTCACCTGCATCGACACAGGTGGAAATGCAAATCCGCCAGTTATGTGATCGAGTGACAGGACGGGCGACTGGACCTGACGATGCGGTAGAGGCCAATGTGATAAAACAGCATTTGGTCAACTGTTGGCTCAGTGGATGGAAAGAAGTTTTGAAGCGTGTATGGTGCTTGGATCGAACTTACTCGGGCCCAATGATTTGGTTCAGAGTTACAAACAACGAGCAGGGAGCACAGTTAATTTTGGATGAAACTGCTGAGTTGTATGATTTTAACATTAGCTGGAACTCGATGAACCAGGACGAGTCCAAGGTAATCGAAAAGCTCGATACAGTTGGTAAGTTGATGTCGCAGTATGACAGACAGGGCGTAAGCAGGTTCGACATTTATCTTAGAAAAGTAATTGAGGCAATCGATCCAAACTTGGCTAACGAATTAATCATGCCGACTCAGGAGGCTACCACAAAGGAGATAATTGAAACATCTAACGATATTGCCAAAATCGCATCGGGACAGGTTGTTAATGCCCCACAAGGTGCAAATAGCCAACTACGCCTCCAGGTGCTACAGCAATACATTTCAGGTTCGGACGAAATACCAGCGACAGATGTTCAGGAGAGATTACAATCCGATGAAAACTTTGCGAAGAGACTTCAGACATATGCTGGTCAGTTAGAATTTCAGCAACAGCAACAGCAAAACGCACTTATTGGCCAGCTGGGGACTGCCCCCGGCAATGTACCAGGTACATCGATGGCCGCTTAACTAAAAAGGAATAATATCATGCCATACGGAAAAGGAACTTACGGATCGAAGGTCGGACGGCCTTCCAACAAAGCAAAAGCAATGGGTCGGAAGAAAATGAGTCCGACTGTTAAGAAATTGCTCAAGAAGAAAAAGAAAAAGTGAGTAAACCGACTAAGGTCAACTCCCCTAGACGCATCCGAAAGGGTGAACCTGGTTATGGTAAGAAGAAATTTGTCGTACTTGCATCAGAGAATGGCAAGACAAGGACCATTCGTTACGGGGACGCAAACATGAAGATCCGTAAATCTAATCCTGATGCCCGTAAATCTTTTCGAGCTAGGCATAAGTGCGATCAGAAGAAATCAAAGCTAACAGCAGGATACTGGTCCTGCAAGAAGTGGTAAGATGCCAAAGGACGCTTGTTATAAGAAGGTAAAGGCTCGGGTGAAGGTATTCCCGAGTGCTCGAGCATCGCAACAGATTGCCAAGTGCCGTAAGTCCAAAGGGCAGGTTCGTAAGACTTCTGCGGGTACATCATTAAAACGATGGGGATCGGAGAAATGGCAGGATACTAAAACCGGCAAACCATGTGGGCAGGGTGGAAAGAATGAATACTGCCGGCCAACAAAAAGAGTTTCGAGTAAAACACCCAAGACGAAATCGGAGATGAGCAAAAGCCAATTGAAACGAAAGAAGGCGGAGAAATCGAAGGTAGGAATGGGACGAAGAGTAAAACCTGTAAGAAGGAAAAAATGACACTAGGAGATGCAGTTGCCGGACTTGGTGAACAGACCGAGTGGGTAGTGATTAAAAACTTTATTAAAGAACAGAGGGATATGTGCCTGGTTGACTTTCAGGACTATACCCATGTTGACAATCCGCAGAAGCTTGCCCGGTTATCAGGTGAGATTGCAGGATTGACTCGAATACTGGAGGCGTTGGACAATGCCGAAACTGACACCCCATCAGCAATTTAAAAACGCTCATAGAGCATTAATTAATCGTTGGATCGAAGAGTCCGACATTGAGGATACTGAGATCGCTAAAATCGCGATGGAGGATCTCGAGGAGTGGCTGGATGAGGATGTCATCGATTTTGAGTGCGATATGGTGCTCGATGATGATGACGATGATGAAGAGGAAGGGTAGCCTCTACGAGCAGAAGTTTTTCTCGGAGGCACTACAGCATGGACTGGAAGTCTTTGTGCCTCTTGGCGATTATTTGCCACAGGACTGCCTGGTAATGAACTCGGCGGGCAAGATATTCAAGATTCAGGTAAAAGGGACTGAGAGTAAGTCCAAAGACAGAGAAGGTGGAGGATTAGGTCGGTATATGGTAACGACCTCTAGCGGATCGACTGGCAAAGAGTCGATAGACTGTACTAAAGTCGACATATTGGTGGCATATGTCGAAGATGAAGACATTTTTTATAACATCCCATGCATGGAATTAGACGGGGCCAAGAGGATCGGGTTATATCCTCACAACCCTGAATCTAAAGCCAAGCACGAACAATTTAAGGACAACTGGAAAATTTTTCGGGCTACCTGACAAAACCGCTTTTTAAACTGCTATAATTGTCACTGGTGGAGCATATCTGCTCCGCAGATACAAGCAAGAGAGTGCGAACTCTACAACAAACGCAGAAATTATGGCAGAAACAGTTATTAGCGAGGCTCCGGCTCAACAATCGGGAGCAGAAAACAATCAAGTACGAGGCCCACTGAGCGTGGAAGATTTAGCGGCATCCTTTGTCGAACAGGTCGAAACGGATCAGGAGGCTCAACAGGCGGATGAGGCTAAAGCGGAAGTCACCGAGACTCCCGAAGAAGCAGAAGCATCTGCCGACCAGGAAGATGTTCTTTCACAGTCTGTAACCGAAGAATCTGAAGAGGAGGAAACGGAAGAGGATACCGAAGAGGAAGAGGTTGAAGAAGAGGTAGAGGAGGAAACTCCAAAGGCTCTCAAGAAAACTCTTAAACAGATTTCGCGTCTTACTGCTCGCAGTAAGAGTGCAGAAGAGCTAGTC